AACCCACCTGTTAAATCCGTGATGAGGAACAGACAGAATATTACAAGGATGTAATTTGTTGTCGTCTACCAAAGCCTGTTGCGCTTCAAGTTGAATATCTGCGCTTAAAAATAATGAAATGTTGTCGTATTGGATATAGGAACAAAGGCAGCAGTCGTTATAAACGAAATTTTGGCTATTGTAGTATTTGGTATGATTAACGTTGAAAAAAGTACAAGTTACTTCATCTAACAATTGAACTGTTTGATGTTCAGTGGGTATAACAGCTGTCATGTTGCATTCTCTTATTACGTTTTGAATATTGTCATAATAGGTTTTAATATTCGGGTTTGTAATTTTACTAAAATCAGGCGTTTGGGGAAGATAAATAGTAGCATTGTTTAAATCAATTCCACCTAATTCATATAAAGCCGGAAGTCCCTCAGCGTGGTCATTGTCATAATGTGATAAAATTAAAGTGTCAATTTTGCTTATATTATTGTTAATTAATTTTTGTTTAAGTACCGGCGCATTTGACCGTTGACCAAAATCACACATTACTACTTTATCTTTATACAAGATTAAATTGTTTTGTGGTGCATTTTCATTGCTTACTATAAAACAGTTTACTGGCGTTCCAACTGCTACAATATCGGTATTTTCATTAGACACCAATACGTTGTAGGGGTTTCCGTTTTTGTCTTGCATTTTTACTGAATCATAGTAATCGCTGAGTCTTTCAACTGTTCCATATTTCAAGGGATTTGTCGGATTAAGAAAAATATCAGTCGCATTTGTTTCTTTAATAGCGGCTATATTTTCAATAACATTAGATGAAAATATTTCGGTTCCCTTTTCATCTACAATATTAATATAGTTTCCTGTGCCGCCTGTGATAGTATTTTTCGCATTGAGAATTGTTCCCTCAACGCTAGCCCCGCTAGCAGTAATAACCACGCCATTCGGAATGGTTGCGTTAGAGTAGATTCCAGAGATCTTGTTATTTCCATTAATCACTGCCAGTGCATTAGCACTAAGCTGAGAAGCATTTTTGAAAATAACATTGTAAATTACGGCCCCATCACCGTTAAGCGTGAGAGCGTTATGTTGAATGCCATCGAACAACCAATACGCACCCTCAAATTCATTTGTATTCTCAATCACTACGGAATCATATCCATTTCTGAAAATAACAAAATCAATGAGTGCATTTTCGACTGTCGCATTCAAGCAGGAACAGTTCGAGGTCTGGCCGTTCATGTTAGCATTCAACGTCAAATTGCTAATAGAAATATTCTTCACAAATCCCGTGATTAAATCCCGGTTAGAGTCAGGGGCTAGCGTAATGATAGACAAGTATCTGTCCAAACCAATGAGTGAAACATTTTCAACGGCCGTAAGACCTGTTACAAGGTAGTTACCGGCCGGAAAGAAAAGATATTTTCTCTGCACTCCGGTATAGTTAATCATGGCCTGAATAGCGGCAGTATCATCTGTAACACCATCACCTACAGCCGCTGTCATGTTATTTGGAGGATTTTTCACATTAAGGAAGTAAAGGTCTGCAAGTACCTCCTTAACAATTTCCTCCAGGTTTAACTGGTTAAGTAATTCTTTTACCAACTCAATAATGTAGTCTGGCAAGCCGTTGATTGTATTTGTCATATCGTTAATGGCTTTGGTCAGTAGGCATACCTGCTGATTATAGCTTAACGCATCACTAAACACTGTAGGCAGTGATTTCATACACCAGCACCGTAACAGTTCGATTGATTTAAAATTTGAATCATTATTTACCATGGATATCCTACCTCCCATATTCCCAAGAATAAATCTGATAAGTCGTTAATTATCATCATGTCAATGTTAATAAGGCTTTCGCGGTACTCCATAATCATGGAAGAATAGCTCTGTGTTCCTTGTTTGCCTTGAACGGTTTCGATATAATCTTCGACATTATTAATAGTGGTATTATTGTTTGTAGTAACGTTGGTTGTATTATCCGTTGTTGTATCTGTGTTTCCATTAAGGGTTGTAGTATCACCAGTTGTAGCAGTAGTTGTATCGTTATCATTTGTCATTCTAGCGTTGCTTAGATATTCATCATTTGCAAGTCCTACCAATCCACCCTGTGGAGTTTCAGAATATTTATCAGTTCCAGCGCGTGTGACAGTCTGATTTACATTGCCGTCTGCTTTAGTGGTATTATCCACAGCTGTAATGGTTTGGCCTTCCTCCGTGGTCATCACATTGCCGTCAAGTTTTTGAGTTCCTGTTTTGTTTGCTTTGTGCTGCCTGGTTAAATCAACATCATAGATAGGATTAAATTTGTAGGTTTCTGCTTCATACATTTTATTATAGTACGGCATAATTTCATTCAGCTTTGTATCAAGTCTTAACTTAAATAATCCTAGTGTTTCTTCACCAATTTCCCTTGTATAATAATGTTTGATGATTTTGGTTAATAATACATTTCTGTATTGTTCATCAAAAATGGGGAAACTAAAGTCAAACAAAATGGGTATGGAGGATGGAATAACTGTGTTAACAATATCAGCATATCCTGCTGGTTCAGTTCTTCCTACCAAACCTTCGCAAATATAACCTAATGTCATAGTTACTGCGCTCATTCTTCCACCACCTCCTCTGATTCTTGTTCTAACATCATACCACCTGTGGCAATTACCTGTTTATATCTGACGCTCAGATTTACATCTGGAAACATTGCATTGATTCTTTCACAAGCAATTTCACGTTCCATCAATCTTGTATATCGCTGTGCTTCTACATCACCCATGCCACTTGTTACTTCTAGGGTATTCAACCTTTCACGTTTTTCATCATTGGTATTTCCAATCCCTAAATACGTCATAGCTTCATTCCATACCAAGCCCTTTAAAACCTGCAATTTGTCAGCTACGTAAGGAGCGGAAATGTCAATTGAGTTTAAACCTCCTAATTCCATCTGTTTATCTGCGAATATAAAAGGATAGTTCCCTTCATACTGCTTAAACAAGTTTATGATGGTAAGACGTTGAGTTTCAGAGCATGTAACAATCTTAGGGTTTTTCTGTAGCTTCACATTAGTATCAATAGCGCGCTGGATTTCATACAACCTCCAGGCATACATTTCCACGTCCAGCTGAGAATTAATATGCAAGGAGTTGTTAAAAATAAGTACGCTGTTTTCCTTGCTCAATTCCATTTGGTATCCGTTGCTTGCATACGCACGTCTATAGATTGGTATTCTGTAAACATCTAATGGCCCAGATATCATGCACTGCAATGTTAAGTATCCCATTACTTCATCCTTAAAGAATACTGCCATGCCGTCTGCAAACAGCGCTAATTCAAGGAAGCGTCTATCACATGTTGCTGGTAGATTAATCCATTCAAACTGGCTGATAGCTAAGTCCACCAACCGGTTATAGTACTGTATGAATGTCCAGTCATTGCATTTCTTTGCGTTCCAGAACTCACGGGTATTTCCCGGGACCATACCTCCCTTTTTACTCATTAGCTTCCACCTCCTCCCGCTCTGTTATCTAAGCTGTAATTGCCTACTTCACTACCATTTTTCCAAAATGTAATACCGTTGTCATATATCCCTCGTAACTTAGCCATGTCATCTGATGGAACACTGCCTGTAAGATTGGAGTTTACCGTTTTAACGTAATTCCAGTGGGGCCTCTGTGAACGGTTTGGAACTTTAACCTGATGAGTTGCATAGCCATAAACGTTAAAATACTGGTCTATTATTTTTGCAAACTCGGCGCGAATGTGATAATTAAGGAAATAAAAATCTTTAATACTAAAGGCTACTTGTGCGCTGTTTGATTGGGAACCGTGGCTTTGTGGCGGTTGAGTTTGTATTGCATTTAATCTCGCAAGCGTTCGACCTACATTAGTCGCGCCCGCAATTCCAGCGGCTAAGACAATTGGATTACCTGTAGCAATTCCTGCAACAGCCCCCATTGCTGACCCTAACATATCTACCGCCATGGACGAACCATTTTGAGCAAGCCACGCTTTGTAGGTATCCACGGTAAATGAGCATTGAGGAAAACCACCAATGGTGATTGCTTCGTTGTAGTTGGCTCCCACATTTTTGTAGCCCAGTGGAGTAAGCATCCCTAATGGGTTTGGTGACATATCCATGCCTAAGTTAAAGGTGCAGTTTGCGGTCTGGAAGTATTCGTATTTATAGGTGGCTGAGTTACCCATTAAGTTAGTTACATATAAAAAACAGTACGGGTAAGTAAAGAGTTTGTTATTCATTGGCACGTATCCGTCTATTGCTCCACGTTGTTTATCTCGTTCAATAACGTAGTTTCTCGCAGGCGACCCCATTGCTGTAGTAAAGTCTGAGGGCATCATAAACACGGAAACTATAGCGTCAGCCTTGTTATTAGTGATAAGATTGTCAATAAAGACAGCTACGGCTGGGAAAGTATCGAACACATGCAACCAGCACCCAGAATAAATTCCTCCGTAGCCGCCGGTGCTGGTTCCTACGTTTCCCTGTGAATCTACAGTTGCGGCGACCACAACAACATAATCATCCATGTGTTCCGTGCGGAATGCTGTGTCATAGATGTACTCTCCTAATTCCAGGTTTTCATCTACCAGATTGGCACCAATTTCATCCACAAGAATGTGTTCTCTCTCGATAAAGCACGGGTTTACTGTGTAATCGAAAAACCATGTTTGCATCACATCCATTTCATAGCTTATGGTTGAGCAATTGTTTCCTTTATACTCCACGCCTGTAATAAAAGCGTAAAACCATTTGTTACCAAAAGATGCATTTTGGAACATGATGTAATTACAGTCATACAGTGATTCGGCGTTTATACCAACATTAATGGTTTTATCAATCCTCTGATAGGTGTACTCTGTCAGTGAAAACTTTGACAGGCTAGCAAAATAGCTTGCTTGCTGAGTGGCTGTACTAAAATAAATTGTGTTCCTGTAGGTGTTATCCAGTGGAACGTTTTTAAGAATATGGACGTTAGTATTTGGATTTACGTACATATGACCTCCTTAAGAGGGGGATAGACCCCCTCTTTATGCTGATACAGTGATGGTAGCTGTGTCAGTCTTTGTGCTGTCAAAGGTGGAAGTAGCTGTAACGGTGAGAGTTGCGCCCGTTTCATCTTCTCCGACAACGAGGTTGCCGTAGATATCAATGCTAGAATCGGTTCCTCCAGTAACCGTCCATGTAACAGACTTAGGTGCAAAGTTTGTGGTAACAACTGTAGCCGACATTTTAACCAACTGGCCTTTGTTAACAGTTGCGGTCTTAGGACTTACAGTTACACTTGTTACGGTTGGGGCACCACCTACGTAAACGGTGTTATTAACAAACGGTGAAACACTGAACGTTTTCCAGGTATGATAGAAGTAATTCCAGTAAAGTCCCTGACCGTTGTAGTTTTCGGTGAAGTTGTAGAAATTGTCGAAAACCATGAACCAGTCGCGGTCGACCATAACTGCCGGAATTGCGTCAAGTGCGGTTCTTTCAGCTTCAGTTAACGGCACAAAGTTGGGGTCGTTAGCAAACAGTTCTGCAAGCCTGTTGTTATCACTTGTGCTAAAGCTAAAGGTATCAACCAGTATACGATTACCCATGAACTCAGCTTTTTCCATGTTGAACGCAGAAGCAAGAACCTCAACGTCAATCACAGCATTGAATTTGGCGTTCATTATAAGCATCTGGTCACGGGTATCTGTGAAGGTAGTTACACCTGTAAGATTGTACTGTGTGCTGGGGAACTGCCATACTCCGGATACTCCCTTAATGGTGGAAACGATTGTCTTTGCGTTTTCAGCAGATACGGGGGCAATTTCAGTTACATGCATACGCCCGTCAAGCACGTTTCTAGCAATGAGATATTTCATCGTCAGAAACTCGTCATAGTTAGAGCCTGTATACATAGCATCTACGATTTTTGCAATCAGGTCTGTAATACCCTGCCATGACAGAAACGCCTGTCTAAGCTGGTCATTGCTAATAGTCTGTTTGTAAAATTTCTGGTAGTTCATGATATGAAATGCCGCACGAACGTCCGGAATTTCGCGCTTGAACACTTCAGATTCAGCAACAGCTGGGTCGAACTGATAAGGCTTAGCAATGTTAACAAAGATTTCCTCTACAGTTTCACCAAATTCCAGCAGACCTTTTTTCATTCCGGCCCACGGGTTGTAGAACATTTTAGAAGTAATCAGCACACGCCCGATTCGGTTCATGAGTGCTGTTAAGAACTCGTTTCTAAGTGGCTGTAAGTCCATGATGATTGCACCAATCTGGCGCAATGCTGTATCATCTCCTGCGGTCAATTCTGGTACGTAGTTCTGATAGTTCGCAGATGCGTTGTCACGGATTGTGTTTAAAATCTGTGCGGCGGCTTTCTGTAAATTAGTGGCGGATACGTCAGGATTTTCCGCGCTATAAGCAGAAGCTGCATTCGCCTGCACATCACTAAGTGTAATTTTTTCTGGTTTAATTGGCATAATTATTCACCCTCTCTTTCCTCAAATAATGTATCAAATGAACGGACTTTACCGTCATCCTTCACATCTTCCTCTTGTTCCTCTTTTACTTCTTCGCGAGTTCCGAAGAAACGTTCTCTATAACGTTTTCTCCATTCTCCATCAAGGGCCTCATATTTGCCCTTCCAATCTTCACCGTCACCCGCTGCCCGTCTTTCAAGGTCGTCATAGGTGTCGGTTACATCCTCAAGGAAAGATAAAGCTTCATCTGAATCATCTTCTCCCAGTCGTTCCTTGATTCTCTCAAAGAACTTTTCTCTGTCAAGCATTGCCATGTTTCTCCCTCCTATAATATTTTGTTATAATATATCAACGGCATTTTGTATGACCACTCACCACCATCTGGTGAATTGGACGGTGGAACATATTCATTTTTAAACCAGTCGTACCAATACCTCGCGTATTCCTGTCTTTTCGGTTGCTCGATTTCAGACGGACGCTCAAAATTCTTTAAGAAACAATCCGCAAGATATTCCGGTGTCTGTGTGCTTACCTTGAACTCCGCGAATGTCTCAGGGTATTGTGATGTAGGTATCCATTGACCGAATGGCACGGTTTCTGTGTCTATCCATTCCATCTGACCGTTACCGTCGTCGTGGGCGTAACCATGCTGGTCAGCCCATTCGGTGTAGTTGGTTGAAGGAGTCCATTGTACTAAACCAAAACCACCTACCCCTGGTTTAAGGTCCTGCCACATACCAGGGTTAAGGGTTGATTCCACTTGCTGGTTTCCCAGCATTCCGGCTACGGCATTCGCTGTCCATCCCTTAGAAATAAAATATGCAAACTGGATGGTAGCGTTGTTCTGCATCTCGCCTATTGCGAGATAACGGTTGCCTTTAATCCATTCACTTACCGCACCCTGTCCATACCGATACAGGTGTAACCAGTTCCCACGGGAATCGTTAGCGTTGATTGACACCTGTTGGTCCAGTGGCACTGAACTGGTATGAGCGCCCATTGTGCGCGTAGCGTCGAATGCCATTTCTGTGTGGGTTGAACGCAATAATATATCACCCATTAACCACGGTATTGATGGGTCATGCCGTGTAAATCCCTCCTGCAATAATATATTCCCCATGGTGGATGTTGTAAAAGGCCATGTCCCGTATTTGGCTTCTAAATCCCACCCTCCGGCTATCAGCGCATACCATATGAATGACGAACAGTCATAGTAAGTTATGCCATTAACAGTGCGTTGGTTCCTATATTGCTGTGAATAACCCACATTTGGTTTATTGCATACTTCTATGGCCCAATTATAAGCAAGCTGGATGCTAGCCATGTAATACATCCTTCCAATTGTTAAGGCTATTACGCCATATGATTGACGGATAATCCCGTTCTGTCTGGTCCAGGTCACATCTGCCGGATATTCCAGGAATCTTTCCGCTTTCAGATTTCTGCCAAAGTGTTACTGGACGTTTCGGTGTGTCAGCGTATCTAGCATACCACATGTCATACTTTTGGCTCACCTCTGAACCCTGATAGAACCGCTGATAATAATCGTTGTTACAATAAAACATGGCATAGAATCCAGCTTCCTCTAAATGCGAGCAGAATGCATCTGTGCATTTAAGCACAAAATCTCTGGTCACGTTAACTCCATTTCTGTTACAATGCGTGACACTATCATACTCAAAATCGTAAACGATTGGATACAAAGGTCTGCGCTGGCCTATGAACTCAATCATATAAGCCGCTTCCTTGCGGGCCATTTCCGGACATAAGGCGTAGCTGAACCAATATAGGCCATATGGTATTCCAAGCTTCTCGCACCATTCAATGTTTCGTTCTGCCTGTGCGTCTATATTGTTAGCCCCGAATCCGGCCCGGATGATTGCAAAATCAGAATGTTCAGAAGTCATTACATCTTCCCAATCAATGATTCCCTGATGTCGCGAAACATCTATACCCTTAAACATGTTTATCACTCTCCATCCTGTCAAGCAGTTTTGTTAAAGCCAAGGTGTTGTTGTTCAAGGCTTCTGACATTTTATCGATTTCTTCCTTGTGCTTATTGTTGCTGTCATAGATATACCATAACAGGATTAGTGTAAGCGCAATAGGAAAACCAACCGTGCTAATAACGCTTACAATGTCATTCACTGGCTGTCACCTCCCTTGTGAAATAATCCGGGTCAGGTATTCCACCAAAGGTTGTAGTAAAAGTATTAGGGCTTGTGCCATTGATGATTGGAAATTCCAAACTCGTACAAGCATTAATAGCTGTAGTTCCAATTGGCCCTATGCCCGTGATGATTGGTGTCTGAGCACTACTTCTCATCTTGCAACGCTTAACACCAAACGGTACAGTTAAGGTTTTGTTGCTTTCGGTTATTTCAGCACTGTACAATAACTTCATGTAATCCCTCCTTCCTACCTTTTATTATATCAAATTTCTCTTGACTTGTCAATGAAAATGTGCTACAATAATAAGAGAATCTATAGTTTGAAAGGAGTTAGGCATGGCTTACTATGACGGGACAAAGTTGTTGTCCATGAAAGACCTTAATGGTCGTGAACCAGAATTATTTATGGTTACAACTAACCGTACTGGCGGAAAAACCACGTGGTTTAGCCGCTACCTTGTTAAAAAATTTAAGCAAGGTAAAGGTAAGTTCTGCCTTATTTATCGGTTTAATTATGAACTATCAGACTGCGCTGAGAAGTTCTTTAAAGATATTCATGGGTTGTTCTTTCCTGATGACGAAATGACAAGCCGCCCTATGGCAAAGGGAATATTCCACGAAATGTTCTTAAATGATGTGTCGTGTGGGTACGCGATTGCCCTTAACAATGCAGACGCAATCAAAAAATATAGCCACCTGTTTAATGACGTTGAACGCATGATGATGGATGAGTTCCAAAGCGAGACAAATAAATACTGCACAGATGAGATACGTAAGCTGTTGTCAGTCCATACAAGTATCGCGCGTGGTAACGGAAAACAGATTCGTTATGTTCCTGTATATATGTGCGGTAACACGGTAAGCCTGCTTAATCCTTACTATGCTAGTCTGGGAATAAGTGACAGACTTAAGAAAGAAACCAATTTCCTTAGGGGTGATGGGTTTGTATTGGAACAGGGATTCATACAGTCTGCTAGTGATGCTCAGCTTGATTCTGGTTTTAACAGGGCTTTTGCGTCCAGTGACTATGTGATGTATGCAAGTCAGAATGTATATCTTAATGATAATTTCTCGTTCATCGATAAACCCGAAGGAAGGGGACGGTACTGCTATACTGTTAAGTACCTAAAGAAACACTATGCTATATATGAGTATGACAGTCTTGGGATTATGTATGTTACTGATAACTATGATAGTAGTTTTCCTTATAAGCTGTCTTTAACTACTGACGACCATAACATAAATTATGTAATGATTGCGAAGAATGCTTTGCTGATTAACAATTTCAGAATGCTGTTTAATAAAGGTTGCTTCAGGTTTAAGAACCTGGATTGCAAACAGATGCTGATAAAGTTATTATCATATTAATGGTATCTACAGGTGTTATCTATAGTTTGCCGCTGGCGGAATCCACACGATAAAACGTGCCGCTTGGGTATAGGGTACTGGAAACCCACTCTATAGACCATCTGTTAAGATATAGAAGGGAGGATAATTATTATCCTCCCTTTAACAATACTTGCGCAAATACTGTTATTTAATCTTTTCATCCTTCCTTAAACTTATTTAATTTCTTTGGTGTCATGTGATAACCCTTATTAACTAATACAATACCTCCAGGCATTCTAACTGGTTTTAACATGTCCTTAAGCTTAAGACCTTCTTTAAACTCTGTTATATCGTGTTCCTGTAAAAACTCCTGTTTGGCTCTCTCGCCCATGCCAGCACACCTAATTGAGTAATATGGTTCTACTGGTTCCCCGTCATTGTGAGTGACATGCTCAATATACGTTTTCTGCCGAACGAAAACCGCTTTGTCCCAATAACTTTCGAGTTTCCAGGCACAGAAATTTGTAGGATGAATCTTAATTCCTTTGGCGTGTTTAGGGTCCCCACTGCAATGAATGGAATCCGTATCGCAGTATATGAAACCGTCCCTGTCCGGCCCTTGATAATTAGCTTGTGCGGCATTGATTACAAACCTCCTTGCGTATGATGTGATGGCACTTCCAACCGCTATGAACCCCGGCTTCTTCTCGTGCTCTTCTACTATGTCAAATCCTAATACATTCTTATCATTTATATATGGCACCTTGTAGCTCGATGAATCATTTGCCGAAAACTTTCCATACAGGTTGTTAAGATACAGCTTTGCAAGCTCGCGTTCAGCGTCCTTGCTGTTCTCCTTAATCTCTTTGTATTTGTACATGTATTCGTCAAATAACCCAATTTCCTGCCTGAACCAACAACCGTCTAAAACCGTTAAATCAAACACGTTATAATGTTGTAGGAATAATTCGTAATCCACTCCGGTCATGGTCATTGTTGCATAGCTATCGTGTAACTTACCGTCTTTCATGTAATAACGTTTGTAAGTTCCTGTGCTATAATCATAATAGTCACTGCTCGTAAGATAATCAGTTCCTACATATAAAAAACTTCCTTTAATCTGTACAGTTGGCAACATTCCTGGTTTTATCTGAAACCTGCATTTTATTCTTACAAAATAATAATTCTGTTTGGCTATTTCTGGGATATCTCCTGTCCAGAATTGTGGCTTTCCTACAGGATAATAGTTGCCTGATTCTGATGACATATTCGACGGATAGGAACTATTAATATCCGCTGTCCACCCTCTGTTATACATTTTATTTTCTTTTCCTTTGACAAGGTAGCAATATCCGCCACGATAACTATGCCTGATGTAAGCGTCTGCTGTACGCTCCCCATATATGTTTTCATCAATTTCGACTTGGGTTAAATCTGGAAAGAAATTCTGGTAGTCCTGCTTATCGTAAGTGTGTTTAAATTCCTCCAAACAACATGAGCCAATCGTAAGCTTCTGATGACCACGCTCAAACATTAACTCTAAAGCTTCTTTTACAACCAACACATCGTTGGCTATATATTTCTGTTCTTCCGGTGTTATGACACAACCAGCAAACCTGAATCCTTCATATTCCATTTCAAGCTTCTTATGCTTTGTCTTGAATGACTCGCCTATGCGCTTTACACTGAATGGCAACAGCTTTAAAGAATCCCTAAATTCTATTATTGTGTTTTTGTGCTTAATAGTAATTGTGTACCATGCGCCTCTATCACTGATTGCACACTTGAAATCCTTGTTATTCATATTCCTTTCAGCTACACGGTTCCATTTATATCCATTTCGCAAAAGGTAATCAACAATGAAATTTCCGTCAAATTTAAGGTTGTGGAAATACCCAATTACATTACATTTCAAGTCAAATATGCCGTTAAGGAAATCACCTATCGAATTGAAGATAGATACATCTTCGGTGCCTAACTTTACAAGCGCGGCGGCCCATACTTCTGTATAAGTCTGGTCTTTAAAGACAGTTGTTTCAAAGTCACATACATAGTACTCATAATTGCGTGTTCGCACATTCTTATAATCCTCCAATATTTGTGGTTCAATAAATTCTGTCAGACTTCTTACCATTCCTCCCCTGCTTCCAGGCTCTCAATGATTTCTTCTCTGCCCCCGGATGAGCCACCTATTAACTCAAGTATTCCTGTCAGCTTTCCGACCAATATCTCTGTGTCAGATACTCCTTCCCATCCGGGCCACATCCCCTCGGCTTTCGACTGTTCCAGTGCTTCTGCAAAATCTTCATCGCCGTATCTGGCCCTGGACTTATTAAACCAGGATGAAATATAATTAAACAGTTTCTCGTTGCGCCCGTATATCTGTGTCATTTCCATCTGGAATACCGTAAATACCTGGGTCGTGAAATCTACATAATCAACATCTGCTGGGGGTGTTATTGGCTGTGAAGGAGGTGTAACTACTTCCTTCTTACGCTTTCTTCGTGTCTCGGATGCTCTCTGCGCCGCTTTCTTGCGTTCCTGCTTTCTTCCCTGTTCACCTGTTAGGATTTCCCCTGTATCGGTGTCGATGTATCTGGAATGCTTATACAGATATTCCATGCTTATCTTCTTCAGACGGTTTACACTGGCTTGCGTGATGCGTTTAGGAATATCTGGGAGTAACGATGGAACGTCATAAGCTCGGTTCTCCATGCGGCGTATCTGACGCTGAATCCTACGACGTTCCTTGCGGTATGCCTGTTTCACGTCTGATAACTGCTTCTTGCTCACATCAGATGTTTTAGGTTTCCTTGCCATGAGTAACCTCCTTAATCATTAATATACTTTACCAGAGCAAATACAATAAATCCTACGATTAAACCAAATACGAATGAAGATGTATCAATCATTTATTTTCCCTCCTTAACTAAATAAAATGATAAAATATTGGGGAGGTTTCCCTCCCCTGGTTATTCCGTACTATTATGCAAGGTCACAGTTAACGTACTCACATCCTGCTTTTGTCTGACCTGAAAGCTTCTTGATTTTGAAGTTATCCCCCTTGAATAACTCCCACAAGTCCATGAAATTGTCCTTAAACGTCTGTGACTGACAGGACCACACTACCTCCTGGTCATCTTCACCTACTCCTATGATGGACAGCATGTGAGAGACTTCACCTTTGTTGTTCTCGTCGTCAAAGGTTAACCAGCCGATTGGTGACATGGTTGTGCCGTCGGCAACGGTCTTGACTGAAACGATTGATGGGCTTTTAGTCATCCTATAAAGCTCTGCTTTTGTGAAACTCTCGGAACTCTTAGATGTGATAATCATAATTTAATCTCCTTTTCTTTAATTGCTTTGGTTGTTGGTTATGCTTCTTTCTTCTGCTGGGACTTTGGTCTTTCCACTTCAACTGCCAATTCCATGAAGGTCTTTACAGGGATACCTAAAACCCGCTCTTCCTTCTTCATGTCAACGACAACTGATGGGTGATATGCCGGGTCGGTGTTTGCTTTGATTACAGCCTTAAGGGCTTTCGCCTTATCGGTGTAATCTCCCGGAAGGTTGTAGGTGACGTTGGTTGCTTCTCCGGCTACCTCGTCTACGCCTAATACCGTTACCTGGGTGCTGATGATAGTTCTTGTTACCATTGCTTCTCTTGCCATAATGTTAGTCTCCTTTTCTTATTTTTCTCCGCTATGTGGTTATACGTAGCGGGAATCGAACCCGCAATGCCCGACGTCCTCGGCCTTGACGTTTTCACGTTCACATGTCAGATTTTTTAAATCTTCCGGTGCCTTACCTTTTGGCTATACGTATATTTATGTTAACGCCTACTTGACATTTTATACATTGCACAGGTGAGTGAGGTTTCTGTGAATTTTTATTGGTTGGTGTAGGCGTTGACAACTGATTAATAAAATTTGATGGACATTATTACGTATATTTCCTTGTTGATTAATTCCTGTAATAAGTAAAAATCGTTTACCCCGTGTTGCGTGTTAAGTTCAATTATCATTGAGATGTTTTCGCCTAGTGGTGAGAGTCTATACTTGGTAAATGGCGAATCAGATTTTGGTATCTTGTACATAGTCCAAACGCTGTATTGAGCTATCATCTGCTCGAATAATACTTTTAGCATTTAGATTCACTTCCTTGGCTTGCTAGCCTTACTCCGTATTTTCTATCGTCAACACTACAAACTATATCTCCATAACAAGTTAGCATGATATGACCATCTAGACCAATCACAACGCCATAATCTTTAAAATAACTGTCTTTTTTCACATCAACTGTTTTGTTTGACGATGTCTCGTATACTTCTAAAATCATATTAGCCCTCCTTATTTGTTATTGTTTATCTTGTATCTATATACTATTATACTCTTAATACTGGATTTGTC